CATGCCGCCGCAATAAACCTGCTATATCCATCAAATCAGCGGGTTAGGTCATTATACCCCGCTTTGAATCTGCATTAGACCGCTATGCCGTTGACACATAGTTGACGCTGCACGGGCCGGTCACTGCTCCGCCACAGGCTGCGAATTCTCTCCGGGGAAAAACTCAGCTTTGACGACCAGATCTTTTGTGCCTTCGATGTCGGAAAAGCTAATGGACTCAACGACAAGCTCTTGCTGACCAGCAGGGAAAAAACGACGATAGCTTTTCGTAGGAAGGCCTTCGCTTTCCGCAAAAGCCATCTTCCCGCAAATCCCTTGATCGAGCGGACGGTACTTGACAAATCGACTAGCGCGCACGTCAAGCTGGGCAATGACCTCGCCACCCGACGATATTTGCATCGGCGTGACATTTACTAGGACCCCATCGTCGATATCTGGCGGTATGGGATTTACCGGGCATCTACCCTCGTACAGCATGCCTGCATGATGTGCGCTGAAAGAACTGAATGATGCCGTTTGGTTCAAACCGACGATCTTCTCTTGTACGAAGGAACCGTATCGCTGAGACGTAACCGTGATTTTGACGCGCATGATGCTGTCATGCGGCTCGGTTTCTGATGTATCGCTCTGGGCAACAGCCGAAAGCGAAGTGAACAGGGCGACGAAACAGGCTAGCTTTGATGACCACTTCATTTGTGCGACTCCGACCGGGGGGCCGGTCTCCGAGTTAACGAGACCGGTTCTACGGCAAAGTTGCGGAATTCTTAAGCCGCGGTCATTTTTCTGCGCTGGAAGCAGGGTAGGTGCGGATATAGTCCAGACAGTTTTCGATCGCGTTACGAACGTCGGGTTCTGGTGCGTTCGGAAGAGACTGAAGAGTCTTCACCATCAAGATCGCGTCGGCCACAGACGGCCAATGTTCCGGCTCCGAGAATCCCCATAGCCAGAGATCCACAATGTCTTTGATATCTGCCGCTGAGGCATCCGCGAGGTCCGCTGCAAAATCCATAACGAACTCCAACGTTGGGTGGCCGACGCAATGTCGCAGGATACGAGCGTCGCATGGACGGTCGCGTAATATTGAAAAGTACGAGGCATCCGGTGAGGATTATGCGGAAAAACGTTATCCACGGTACGAAGCGACTCTCGAAACAGCGCAGGGTAACCAAGCTTACATGTGCCGCAGCTAAAAGCAGCTTCGACAAGCTTTTCCCACAGATCATGCAAGGACGGCGCTTCATCGTACAGCGTCGGCAGGCGCCAGTAGCCATGTTGGCTCCCCTACTGCCAGAAATACGAGGAAAGGCCAAGCGCAATAAGCCCGCCCGGCGCCGGAGGCGGGACGATAGATAGCCGACAATGTCTGACGCCGGGTTCTCGCATGCGAGAAGTGAGCGCTTCTGGCCGGCTGCTACTCCGGGATTCTCGCATGCGAGAATCAAGAAAAGCCGAATCGACGCTCACGGGCTATGCGATTCTCGCATGCGAGAAAGTTGCGAAAGTCCGCAGTCGGACTTCGTTCCGCACAGTGAATACACACGCTTCCGCATGCCTATATCCTGCTGACTTGCAGGACAAGCACAATTTCCGTCCTGTCGGTGGAGTTGTTGTGGCCGTTAGCCCACCGCGGCAAGAAAGAAAGCCCCGACGTTGAGACTGAGTCGTGCGACTGAAGCAGTCCGCCGATAATTGCGATATCGCCGTCACCCATCGATGTCACGGTTTGCAGCTTGCGGGTGTTCTTCGTGGGGGACGTATTGACACCGTTTGTCGTGCGCACAAAGTCCGATATTTCTTCATCGACCGAAATCTCTATGGTGTCTTGCATCACAGTCGGCTCAACGTCAAAGATCACGCCGGCGTCCTGGTACACGACGGACTGGACAGGCGTCCCGGAGACACCCTGAAAAGTAAGATTCCCCTGTGTTGGAACCTGCTGGCCGACGTTCAGCCGCGCCCGCTCGCCGGACAGAACTGTTAAATTTGGGCGCGTCATTACCTTGAAACGGCTGTCGGCGTCGAGCGCCTGTATCCCGAGGTTGACGGCATTCCCGATGTGAAGCGTAACCGCGGCCGAACTAGGGTCTGTCAGGCCATTGTTGATACCGAGCGCCGATCCTAGGATCGATACAGCCAGTGAAAAGCCTGATTGCGTCGTGCCCGTGTTCGCGACCTCATACACCCATGCACGCAGATTCACCTTTCCTCGCGCAAGATCGATCATTGGCAATACCTTTTGCAACGCTTCTACTTCGGACCTCGTTCCCATAAAGACCAGTTGGTCAGAAGTTTGATCGATTAACGCGGCCGCCGATTGCTGCGGCACATTTTGCGAAACATTCCCGGTTCCGCCTGGCGGCGAAGACACGACGCGCTGCGTGATGAACTTACCTCCAACCAGCGGCTGCACCATACGCATCAGGTAATCGGCCTTGCGATAGCGCGGAACGTAAACAAACGGCACGCGCCCCTCGTGTGGTATCTCGGCCTCGGGCTTCTTGCCGATGAAATCGACGCCATCGCGCGAGGTGACCAAGTAGCCAAGCGAGTCCAGAAAATTAGTGAGGAAGGCGCGAAGCTCACCGTTGTCGTCCTTGTAGCGAAACGACACAAGGCGGGTATCAGCAAGCACGTCAGGCGATATGACATGAGGCGTCTTCACCGCGTTTTCGTAGACAAAATCAACCACGAAGGAAACGGTGGCAAACCGAAGATCAAACGAATTGCCCTTTGACTTCTGCACCATCAGCTGACCAACGGGAGGCAACGACGCATTAAGAATCGCCGTAGGATCAGGCAGAGGAGGCGAAGGCGGAGACGCGACACCGCCAGGTGTGACCGGCAAGACAGGGATAGGCGGCACCACAGACTGCGCACCCCAAGAAACTGCAGGAAACCACACGAGAAGCGTGATCAGACGCTTGAAGGTCATTTTGAAGTGCCTCCCGAAAGGATAGAGCCGGTCGGCTTGCCACCGGACCACATCGCGACGCGCTGACCATCAACACGACCAACAGTAGCCGCACCGATGCCGTTATAAGCTGCAGGAGAATCCACACGCAGATGACCCGCGTTATCGCTTAGCACCACATACTGCACACCCGACTCATCCACGCGACCAACCACACGCCAGCTATCTGACACGTCTGAGACCTTCGCAACGGCTGGCACAGGTGTACTGCCCGGCGCGGGCACGCCCGACACAGCGGAAGCGCCAGACGCCCGCACATCAGCACCCGCAACCGCAGAATCCGCATGACCTACGGACGCCTTCGGCTTCGAATGGAAGAACCGCCACGAACCCCAAAAACCCGCCAGCACGCACACCAACAACACCGCAGCGAGCCCCCAAAGCGTCTTATTCATGAAGATGTTCTGACGCTTGTCGACCACGGCCTCTTTACCAGCTCCACCGGCGTAGCTCTTATAGAGTGGAAAAATCTCCTTTTTGTACTGTTTGACGAAGGTTCCAATACGCGTCTTTTTGTTCTGCTTCCAGCCCTCGTACATCTCCACCCTGTATCGATTAGGCGCGCCCAATGCCTTCAACTTGACCATGACGAACGACAGCTCGAACACAGGTTTCAGCATCCGGTGAATGTCGCCGATGGCTTGCACCATCACGATCACATCGCAAGCAAGCCCACTCTCATCATGCACAAAGTGACGGTGCATACGGAAGAACGCCTCATGCTCCTTCGAAACTTTCTCGCTGGTAGACCACAGCTTCCACGCTTCATCAATCACAACCAAATCGCCGGGTTTAACCAGACCGGGCGTCACCGTAGCACCACCCTTCGAAGACTCCACCTCGACCGGGAAAAAGCCCTGCTCACGAACACGATCGGTTGTGACATGCACGATGCTCCCGAGCTTGTCGGCATCGACGCCACGCTTTTGATGCAGATATGCATGGATCCGGTCCTCATCCACCCCGTCGATGTTGGTCACCACGCGGCGACCAGAGGCCACGGCGTCAAGCAGTGGACCCGAAACAACCTCATACGACTTCCCCGAGCCCATCACGCCGCAATACGCATTGATAGCCATGAATTACCCTATCAGCGGAATGCGACGGATGATGAACCGCGCCGCATAGGCCGACACGATCAGCGGAACTCCGTAGCTAAACGAGCACAGGTCGAGGAAGTACCAGACGCTCGCACCGATACCGCCAAACGCTCCCGACAGACTCCCGATACTCGGCAAGATGCCTTGCCCTTGCAGATACTGGATAGCCTCACTGACAAAGAAAAACAGCCCGAAATACAGCACAAACTTCACCAGCACCGACCGCACTAGAAAGGTAATTGCAGTCCACAACGCCGACACCAGAATTGGATACATACGCGCCTCACGCCATCAAAACGACAAACATCGCGGCAATCAGGAAAACCAGCGAAAATGCCCCAGTGATCACCGACCGGTTCTGTTCAAGCAACACACAGTGCTCAGTCAACGTATAGGTAGTACCGAACGCTTGGAACGACGGCTGCGGACACACGCCGCTATGCGCAGGCACCTGCCAAGAACGGAACCCCGGCAGCATGTTCATCACCGGCCCGAGGATCATGTCAATCGTCGGCGTGTTCTCCAGCGAGGGCTGGGGAGTGGCGGGATTAGCGCCGAAATCCACCTCACACACAGGCTCTCCAGGCGCACCGCAAAGCTGACCTGTCGTGCCTCCAGTGCCCGTCCCCGTCCCGGTGCCAGTACCAGTACCGGTCCCTGTGCCAGTGCCAGTGCCAGTGCCAATATTCACACCAGGCGTCGTATCAGTTGAACCCGGCTGACCGCTGATCGGCAACGCGCCGATCGACACCCCCGAACCGGCTTGACCCTGAGTTCCCGACCCGGTACCGGAGCCAAGTGCGTCGCCAACAGTCGGCGTATATGAGGGATTAGCGTTCTGCCAGTCAGTCGCATCCTGAGTCGTGATCGGGTTGCTAGGATCGTACGGAACACCCTGATAGCCCGGCGTCTGAGAGGCCGTCTGCCACAGACCATTTACAGAACTAGCCATCAGCTGCGGATTGACGGGCTGCGCCTTTTCCGAGTCAGACACGTTCGCAGCAGCGGTACTGAAGTCGGATACCACCGGCGCGGCACCGCCCGAATTGACCTGTAGATTCGGCGGCGTACCATACGATTTCGGGAAATTCACATTGTTCGTTTGCGTACTGCCATCGGTCCATGCCTTCGACGTGTAGGTGCAAGACCCACTGCCATCACAGGTCCCGGCAGTCAACTTGTTCACCTTTGCCGGATCAACGCCATAACACGCAACGGGCGACCTTTGACCTGCATCCAGCTCAGCCGCTAGAGCAGCGGTATCAGTGGAAAAGTCCTTCTCAACCTGCTTCGAACAATTCTCCGGCCAGACACGGGAATCAGAGAAGTAGTAGGACGGACCACTGGGAGTGGCAGCGGTGGTTGTGGCAGTCACACTATTGCCCGACCCGAACAGCCAACTCACCAGCTTGTCCAGTCCGAGGGCAATTGCGAAATTGACCACGGCACCGATAACGGCGCCAGCAACAATCCCGATCCACCCACCGCCGAAACCGGCGCGCGCACCGGTTGCGGCACCAACGCCCACCGTCTCGACCGCCTGAATAGTCTTCGTCGCAGCCGTCGAAGTCGGCTCAAAGCCCATCGCAACGAGCTTCTTGTACAACAGCCCCGACGTCTCAGTCTGCGGCTTTCCATAAGTCGCGTAGGCGTCCGGAACCGAACCGGTAATGTTGCCGTTCGAATCGAACGTCAACTGCGTCGCGTGTGCCCTAAACGCAACCAGCAGACACAGCAACAAACACGAAACTTTCTTCGAGTCCATCGAATCACCCCTTAAGGCCAGTAACGCAAGCCCAACCGCTGACAATGCCCCACGCGAACACCACGACATACCAAACGTCCGTAACCGTCATCACACGCCCCCGTTAACGAAAAAGGGGAGGCTAAAGGCCCCCCCTAGAACAGCAGGTACAGCCCGCCGATTACGCGCCGCGAACCTGTGCGATAACCAGCTTCGCGCCCTTGATCGCGACATACACGCCGACCATGATCGAAGCCACCGCCAACACAGCGGTGATGACCGTGCTGAAGTCGATCGACGACGTGAGCGTCGTGAAGTCCGGCGCAGTCGAAGCCGCGTTAGCGGCAACAGCTGAGCCAGCAGCGACCGCTGCAACAGCGACGCGCGAACCGATCTTCTTCAGAGCTTGCAACTTGGCTTTCATGCTTTTCTTCCTTATTGATAAAAACCCGGGAAAACGCCCGGTCGTTTGGTCTCACGCCCGACGTATGAAGTCGAGGATCGCCCCCGCGCTATGGCTCACCATCCAGACACCAACAACCATGGTGAAGGCCAATGAAAAAAACCCTGCCGCAGCGCTGTAATCGAAAGGAACCGACAACGCATCGAGGTAACCCCCACTCGCCGGATCCACTAAATATGCTTGCTGCGATTGAAGATGGAAATACTGAGTATCCGAAGGTGGACACAACTGCTGATCTATCGTGTTCGCCTGCTGGGACGAAGACACCGGCGCGCACACAACAATGTTCTGAACCGTCCCCACGCTCACGATGAGTAGTCCTCAAAGAATGAAAAAACAGAAAATCCCTCATTGCAATGACAGATCGCGGTTTCCATCGCGGATTCTTCGCTTTCGAAAATCCCAGCTTCGTTTATCCAAGATGTAAACCCCACGTCTCCCGCATCGGGACGTAGAAACTGCGCGCTTTCCCGGTCCTGAATGATGAAAACGCGGCCGGACATGTCTAGGCCGCCTTCTTCGGCAAGTCGAGCGGCTTGAGGTCTACGAGCTGTGTTTTCTGCGCTTTGCCAGTCGTAACGATCTCGACGGTGGCATCGGCCATAAACGGAAACGGCAGATGCTTGTATTTGCCGAATTCATCGCTAAGGCCCAGCGTGTACTCGGCGACGGCAAAGCCCTTCGCATTGCCCTTGGTATCGTCCAGCGCTGTTTCGACGTACACCTTCGTGCTGTCATAGGTTTGACCGTTGTCCATCATGCCCTTGTTGGACTTCATGCCGAGAACCTTGATTTGCGTGTTAAATTTCATGTTTGACCTTAATGGAACTGGCAGCTACTGGCACCAGGCTCGCCCGAGCTGCCGAACGCAGGCGTGGTGAAACCGTCATCTGAAACATCGAAGTCGTTGAAGGCGGAGTAATGCGGGCGTCTGTGAATTGGGATGTCCGACCATGCGTAGTCAGGAACCTTCAGCCTCTGCGGCCACTCATCTGTGTCCGCCTCGACCTTAGCCAACAGGTCCACGTCGCCGAAAATGCCCCGAAGCACTTTGAGATGTTTGCCGTAAGTGCGCTTGATATGCCCTATGCAAGCATCGACATTTATCTCAGCCGCTTTGGCTTTGCAGGCGATGCGTTCCGGCGAATGTTCCTTCGAAATGAGTTGCAGGCAGGGATAGGCGCCGATAAAGAATGACGACGGATCAAGCAAAACGTCTAGGGGAATTACTCGGCCAGTGTTCCGAAACTCGACCTCGACGCGCGTCCATTCACTTAGCTCATCGCCTTGCTCACGACCTTTCTCATAGACACGACAAAGCTTCCCGTTCTTTCGCTTGCCGATATAGAGACTCCGGCCCTTTCCATCTGGCCGTTTCCAATTGCCACGGTATTCGTGTGATGGAGGGCGATAGGCGCAAGTGAAACCGTCTTCATCAAACCATCGGTCTGCAATGTCTACGCTGACGTAATCGCCATCGAAACAGTCGTGTGCTAAATCGACGCGAGTAAGTGCCGGTCTCACTGCTTTGACGCGAAGAAATTCGTTTAATCGGTGCTCCCAACCTTCTTTTGCCGCCAAGCAGCCCGAGCCATGAAGGACAATGAGCATAGTGCCGCGCTGGCTCAACCCGCCGAAGCAAAGGATGCCAAAGCCGTCACCTAGTTCCCACGAGTCGGAATAGAAATCACGCGGTTTCTGAAGATGTCGCGTGACCCCAAACCCGAATATTTCTTCCATCCATCGAGACGCCTCGCGGACGTACTCCTCGTCGGACATCAGCGATTCCAAAGCTGTGCGGCACCAGGTCTCTTCCCCTAGAGTGAAGCGCACGCAATCGATAAACGCACAATGTGCTTCTGTCGGTCGACGGACCATCACCTGTTTGACTTCACCTGAGTCGGTCATAACCAGCGACACTGTCTCTCCGCCGGCTAGAGCGCGCTCTGTCCAGGAAGTGATACAGCTCGGCACCACCGTTCCCCCCGTGTTACCGTTCCCCCCGTGTTACTAGAGGGGGGGCATTCGAGCGTGGTTGCTTCTTTGCCTGCGGCCGGCATGGCCGGCTGCCCGTCCTCGCTGCCGCTGCGGGCAGGCAGGCGGCCATGTCGGCCGTCAGAATCGACTCCAAAAAGAAGGTCTTTAACGCGGCTCATGCCGAGAACTCCCGTTCGAGCGCGCGCTTGCGCACCAACTCCACATTGATAAAGACGCGTTTGCCAACCCGAATCTCCGGCCAATAGCCGCGCTCGGCCTGCGCAACCAAGACCGACAGCGGAAGCCCGATCGCAGACGCGAAGGCTTCCCGCGTCATCAGCGGCACTGCCGTTACTAGATGGTGATCGGCTATAGTTGTCATGACACTAACCAAGTATCGTTATTACGCGGCAAGAGTGCTAAAACAGCACTGCATGGCTGCTAGAATAGCACTATCATTGGTCGCTCGCAAGATATAGGGGTCTTTCATGTTTCATATTGGTGATCGTCTCAAGCGCCTGATTGCGCATCGGACGGAAGACCGTCTGCGGTATGTCCAGTTGGAAGCGATGACTGGCATCTCCGCGGACCGGTGGAAGAATTTTTGGTTTGGCAGGAAGAAGGCAGACGCAGAGATGATCGAGGCGGCAGGCAAGACTTGGCCTGAAAGTGCCTTTTGGCTTGTCACGGGCATTACCGACGTTCAATTTGGACATACAGCAGGAGATCCAGACGACAGCTTTCCGGAGCTCGCCGGGCGCCAAGGAATGCCAGCAAGCGCTGAGTATTTCCGTGCGTCCATCCGGGCGCGAAATTGCGCTGTCGAATGCTTAGATAAGCTAAATAAAGATGTCGGAGAGGGTGTAGTCCTATCGGCGGTTCCTCGCGTCGGCGTATCAGCGTGGCCGTACGCTTCGAAAGTTCCGGCGCTTGCAGCCGAACTAAAAGACCGATTGCACGAAGTCAATGACCGGAAGAACGCGCGGAAACACGAAGTTGGTTTGTCTCCTGACTTGGAGGCGATCGTGGACACAATCCACTACGACTACGACCAGGCGAAACTACTGCGTAAGGTCGAGCAATATCGCCAACAACGCGGCGATGAGCTATTGAAGTCATGACCATAAAGAAGACTACGGCGGGGTGGCTTGTTGACATTCAACCTGGCGGACGCGGAGCGTCCCGGATCAGGAAGACATTCGCAACCCAAGCAGAGGCCAAGGCATTCGACGCTTGGGCGAAAGCACGCGCGGCTGAATCTCCGGACTGGGCACCCGAAAAAAGGGACCTCAGACCGCTTTCTACGCTCATCGACGTATGGTTCTCGCACCACGGCGTAGGTCTGCGCGCGGGGCAGGATACCTACCGACGGTTGAAGGCGATAGCGACGGCCGTTGGCGATCCCGTTGCCGATCGCTTCTCCGCAGAAATCTTTGCGAGCTATCGGGCGAAGCGGCTTGCCGACGGCGTTACTGCGAACAATTTGAACCGCGAACACGCATACCTTCGCGCGGCGTTTAACGAGCTCACGCGTTTAGGTGCGTGGAATAGACCGAATCCTTTGGAGAAATTGCGCCCGTTCAAGGTCCAAGAGTCCGAACTGTCATTTCTGACAGTGCAACAAATATCAACGTTGTTGGATGCGCTAGGGGATGCCCGTAATCCTCACGTCTTGCTTATAACGAAGCTTTGCCTCGTCACCGGCGCACGCTGGAGTGAGGCCGAAGAATTACGAATCACGCAGGTTCGCGCTGGCATGGTCCAGTTTGCTCGTACGAAGTCCGGCAAGCTCCGGGCCGTGCCAATCGACATGCTTATGGAAGAGGAATTGCGTGAGCACCATCGATGCAAGGGGGTTGGCGACAGGTTGTTCGAGTACGCATGGTCCGCGTTTCGAGAAGGTATCGAGCGCGCCAATATCGATCTGCCCGACGGGCAGATGACACACGCCCTGCGCCATACCTTCGCAAGCCACTTCATGATGAATGGGGGTAACATTCTGGCGCTGCAGCGCATACTTGGTCACGCCAGCTTGACTATGACCATGAGATACGCGCATTTAACGCCAGACCATCTGTCGGAAGCAAAGCGCTTCAATCCTCTCGCCCGCATCCCTCAGACGACACACGAGCATGAATCTCGCTAACGCAATTAGTCCCTTTGATACGTCCGAATTCGTCGGTCAAGACGCCACTCCCTGTTACGTTACGGCACACGGTGCGCTGTTCGACGCGGACTGTCTGGATATCCTGCCTGCAATCCGAAGCGCATCGATTGATACGGTGTTCGCCGACCCCCCGTTCAACCTGAAAAAAAAGTACGGCGCGAAATCAAACGACGATCGATCGGAAAAAGAATACATCCAGTGGTGCAAGAAATGGCTTGACGAATGCGTCCGAGTGCTAAAGCCCGGCGGGGCGCTTTTTGTCTACAACTTGCCTAAATGGAACATTGTTCTGGGCGCGTACCTTATGGAGCAAGGCCTGCAGTTTCGTCACGACATAGCGGTAGAGGTCAACTCCACGCTACCAATTCCTGGGCGGTTATACCCGAGCCACTATTCGCTTTTGTATTTCACAAACGGCAAGCCGCGGACCTTTCGCAAGATTCGAACGCCGATCGAGCTTTGCCGCCACTGCGGAAAGGAAATCAAAGACTACGGCGGATATAGGAAGGCTATGCATCCCAACGGGGTGAACCTAAAGGATGTCTGGACGGACATTCCCACAGTCCGCCATTGGAAATTTAAGTCGAAAGATCGTCCTGCGAACGCTTTATCGACCAAGCTTTTGGACCGGGTGGTCGAAATCAGCACATCCCCTGGCGACGTCGTCTTGGATCCATTCGGGGGCTCGGGAACAACCTATGCCGTATGCGAAAGTCGAGGCCGTAGATGGCTTGGGGTCGAACTCGACTTCGCTGAACAGATCATCGATCGCCTCGACTCTGGGTCTATTGCTCATCATCAAAACGATGACCACGTGGAGCAGTGACGCGACCTCACATTGGCAGGCCGGTAGTGCGCCGTTCTTCCATCACGCTGTCGCTCAAGGCTTGCAAATCGACCGTCAAGTCATCATGAGTTGGACCGTACGTTAGAGCGCGGACGTTGTACGTTGCCTGCCAGTCCGCAACTACTGGAGCTGCATGCGGATCTTTTTTAACAATTGCATAGTGCGGCTTGCTTGCCCCGGCCGCGATTCGCACGTCTTCGAGTAAAAGCATCATGTCAGGGTCAGTCATCCCACAGCCGATAAACACCGCCGTGTGAGTCATAAACAGCGCTTTTAGAACGTCGTAGAATCGGCTGTGGTCGCGACGGCTTCGGTGATATTCTGCGCGAGTAAAAACCATTCGATTAATCTCGTCGATAGTGCCGTGCGCTTTTACGATCAGGCGCATGTCCGAGCGTAATTCATCGCACATGTCGGCTGAATCGTAATTAATAACCTTGAACGCGTTGTGCGACTTGCCTGTGCAATATCTTTCATAAATCTTATCAAAATTCGTCGTTATAACGATACGTGAATCGAGCCCAAATATTAACTCGTGAATCGGCGCTGGTTGAAACGCGGGATTGTTAAAATTTGCGTTTAGCAAGTCGGAAAAATCGCCGACATCAGATTTATCCTTTATCAGCTGCAATGCGAGCAAGTTGTTTCCCGACTTCAGAAGTCTTTTTGCCGCTTTCTTCGACTGTGGCGAATCCAGAAGATCGACCGCCGATTCCAAAAACTCACTCCACAGAGGCGGACGCACGCCGGCCGCAGTTTTGGCGGCTGCAGAAACTCCGGCTCCAAGAAACAGTACGCAGCGTCGTGCAGCGATTTCACGGACGAGGGACTTCGGCCATTTAATCATTCGTTGGCTTCCCCGATATTCTTCAGCAGTTGAGCGCACAGACGAGCGATCACCTCTCGATATTCATCTACCTGTGCGTACTGCGCACCCGTAAGTCTCCCGCTGTCACGCAACGAGTGGATTGGGATGCGCTCAGACTGCGACATGGGGATCAAGCTATAGAGAAACGGGATATGGCCAAGCGACGCGTCTTCTTCCGCAAGCCCGACCGGCCTGATAGCAGCCATGCTCGATTCAACTGCAGCGGGAATCTGCTGCATAATCTTGTCGTAAGCTTTTACCGGCCTTTTACCTGTCGCGAAGCTCCGAGTTACGTATTGCTGAACAGAATAGCCAGCAAATCTAAATTTATCTTTCGTATCGGAAATAACGCGATAATCACTAAAAATTGCAGGCCGATCAACTTTCGCATTCTCCACGGCCCGATCGTATTGGCGCTGCCAACCGCCGATCCAGCTTGAGATGTTCTGGATGCCGAGCAAGCTGAAAATGTCGCACCCAAACGGTGTCACCAGATAGTCTGCAGCAAGGATGACTGTCCGGTTCAGAGCCCCGAGGGAAGGGCCCACATCGAACACTATTAGGTCGTATTTACCTTCAAGTTTCTCGAATACTTGCGAGCACCAGTTTGTTATGCGAAATGCGGAAGGTGCAGAGCGTGTCATTTCACCCCAACTCTGACTCAAACGATCTTCGACTAGCGCAACCTTCGGGTGTCCAGGGATGATATCTGTCGAGTAGCGATTCTGCGTTCCTAACAGCGGCTTAACGTGTGTGCTGATCGAGGGCTCACCCGCTTCAATTGGGCCGAGCAGGTCGAAGAGAGTTTGAGGTCCCCTGCTGGATCCATAGATCTTATCGCACGCCTCATCGGTAAGAATCGCCTGCGTCGCATTGCATTGTGGGTCAGCGTCGATCAACAACACGCGCTTATTACAATGCTTGTTGAGATAAGAAACGACATTGCAGGTCAGCGTGGTTTTGCCGACGCCGCCCTTGTTATTGAAGAAGACGATCGATTTCACAGGCGGTCCTTCGTGATTTTATTGCCGGAAGGGCGGTCAACAAGAAATGCAATGCGAGCAGGCGAACGACTGCGCCAAGCGAACGCCCGTTGAGGCGTGCTGGGGTAATCGCTGATAACAGATGTGGGATGCCCTTGGCAGAAGGGTTCGGCCAACGTCGGAGCGGAGAGGGCGTCGATCGGTTGCATTCACGTATGAATTGCCGTTGACACTTCGTTGACACTTGGCCAGAAAAAAGGGGTTCCGATACCTCGGAACCCCTTTATACAACTGGTGGCGAATCAGGGACTCGAACCCCGGACCTGCGGATTATGATTCCGTCGC